TCTACCTCAGCATTCGTCAGGGGGCTGCCTTTCGCAGTCCCCCCTGTTTCACGTGTGACGATTGTTGACATCACAACCCCCTATTAGGAGACAGTTACGACCCAAGTTACGGTCATGCTGTCACCTGCTTGCTTGTTCACAACCGGGAATACGGTGCGGCAGAGCAGCGTGCCTGAAGAAGACGCATTGAAGATGCCCGCTTCAGTAACCGCGCCGGTACCGGTACCCGCTGCGAAAGTCGCAACGTAGGTGATGGTGTTGGTCGCGACAGTGGTTGAGGTCAGTGCGGTGCGGCTACCAGAGATAGCGGCGCCCAGACCAGTGTCACCTGCGGCGGCTGCCGTAGTACCCGTGCCCAATTCCATGTGGCTCATCGCAGTAGCAGTGGCATCTTTCATACGCGATACGATGAAGTTCAGACCGGTGTTGACCACGAGGTTCTTGAAATCGTGAGTTTCGACGCTGCCGTCGGCCTTGTTCAGTACGACGCTCAGTTCGCCCTTGAGCTTGAGAGTTTCAAAATTTTGCATTTCAGTTTCCTTAGAACGTTGCAGAAATACCTACATAGACATCCGTGAAGTACAGCACGTCACAGTAGTCCGTCATGCGAAGCGAACCGCTATCGCCCGTACTGACTGAATCAGTCAGCCCCTTCCCAGCAGACTGGCTCGAAGAGTCAGACGCTGAAACCGTTTCTGCCCTACTGGTAACGAACGACATGGTCTGGTCGTCTTCAGCAGTAGCAGCTCCATCAAAGTCATCTGTCGCGTCAACAAGATCTGACAGCGCCTTCGAAAAACTACGTGCGGTGATGTTGTCTGAGGTTGTAGCGGAATCCGCCAGTGCCTTGCCAACACTCGCAGTAACTAGATCGGACTTCGTGAAGCTATCGGTAACGGCCTTACCAAACAGGTCAGTAAGAGCGTCCGAGAACGTCGCTGCGTCCTCTCTGGACATTCCGACCACAAACGCATGTGCATCGGAATGGGAAATGGTGTCAGACAGGCCCTTCGCAAAGGTCATGGTCTGGTCATCTTCAGTCGTAGCCGTACCGTCGAAGTCGTCGGTGGCATTCACCGAGTCAGACAACGTACGGCTGTAAACCATCGTGTAAGTCAGCGTGTCTGAGTTGGAAGCGGCATCAGATACCGCCTTCTCTACATCGAACGCCGGAATCCCTGTTCCCGCGTACCCCGCACCCATGTAGGTCGGGTCGACGTAGTTGTCCCAAAAGTTGGGGCCTTCTCGCTGCGCGTTTACACTGTCGTACTCAGGTCGACCGTAACTGTACACAGAATTATCTGTAACTGTTGACGTGTCAACACGTGAAGTACCAAAAGTATACGTGACTTGTTGAGAAGTAACAGGGTTTTCTGTTAAACCCTTGCCGAAGTCAAACGGCTGTAAATAGTCGCTTGTGTACAGGTAGTCGTTTGGGTTTTTGCCGAACGCCGTCACCGCCGCATCGCTATTCGATAAGGGTTCGCTGAAGTTCTTGGACATGAACATGGTCTGTCCGTCGTCCGTCACAAACAGCGCGTTCAGCTCGTCGCCCGCATCGGCGGTATCCGCCACGGCTTTCTGGTACGTGTAGCCTACGGCTTCCGAGATGCTTGGGTTATCTGCAAGCGCTTTGGTGGCAGCGTAGGTCGTGGACTCCGTAGTGTTGAGCCCTTCAGTCGCCGCCTTAGTGAGCGCCCAGTTATCCGTATCCGAGACCGTCTGCGTTTCAGTCGGAATGCTCTTGGAAAAGAACATCGTCTGGTCGTCGTCCGAATTGGCGACACCATAAAAATCGTCCGTCGCGTCCACCAGTTCATTGATGGTGCGCTGCAAGCTGTAGACAGTAATCTCGGAGAGCGTCGGCGCGTCCGCAAGCGCCTTACCCACAAAACGCGTAGCCTGCTCCACCGTGGACTGGGCCTCGGCAAACGGCTTGAAAAGATGGAACGCGTTGGTGTCTGCAACGACAGAGATTTCTTTGACCACCGGATTCATGCCACGGTAGTCGACCTCTGCGGAGTAAATGATGTTGATCCAGCTTATCGCCGAAATTGGAATAACGACCGTAGCCGCAGTCTGAACGACACCAACCGTCGCCCCTACTACACCTTCCGGGCTAACCGTAACGGCGGCAGTTGGACTGGTTACAGTAACGTTCGCACGAATACGGCTCAGCGCCATTTAGAAGTCCTCGCGGAGTTTGAACTTCAGGAGGTCGTAAACGGTTTGCTTGGTGCCGTCTGCGTAGGTGATCTCGATCTCACCCTCGTACGCGCCCGCTTCGATGTCTAGGTCACCCGAACCCCAGTTGAACTGCACGCGACCCCCAGCCCCGGGAGTCGCATACGCCCCTGTGGCGTCAATCGTCCCGTCCGCCAACACTTTGCCCGCAATCAGCGTGCCCGTCAGCGTGGTAAGAATCGTCGTTTCCCCGAGCGCACGGAAATACATACGCACCGTGGTGGTGTTTAGACCGATCGGCTCGCCTGTCGTCTCATCCGTCAGAGAGACAATAATCGCAGGCTTGGTATCGCCCTGAACCAGCTTGATCTTGTCAGCCATTAGTCCCCCTAACCTCTGCTGGTGGCGTCAAAGCCCTTCGGGCTCACGCGCAAATTAACTCGACGGGTATCCCGACCCTTGGCTTCGCTCGCCGCACGGGTAAACGAAGCTCGGTAGTACGCAGAGAGCGCAGGATTACTCCATTCCTTGCCCGGAATCTCTGTGATCCGTGCAATGGCGCCTGCCGCAATGGCTCTGCCGTGCGTCTCAAAAATGAAATCTTCCACCCCGGTCGCAGTCAACTTGCTCTTGAGCACGCCAAGGCCGCTGAAGGTGTGCTTGCCCGCAGGCGTTGGGTACATGCGAATCGCAGAGTCGCCCAGAATGCTGTAGTACGCCGGAAGCCCCGTTACAGTCGACCCGTTGGTCAGCTTAGGCGGGCTGAAATGTTTGTCAGATACCCGCGTCATCGGCAGGCCGTCCAGATACAAGAACAGAATGTTCTCCAGAACAGACCCGGTTGGCACCGAAACGTCGTAGTCCGAGGTGTTCTTACTGGTGAAGTCCTGCTCGATGTCAAAACGCCACACTTCGCTTAGCGCCATGAACTCGGCAGCGGCTTCCTGAAGGTGCGCCTCAATGACGATCTCCGGGCAACCCGGAAGGTGCGGTTGAACGTAGGGGTAGAAACTAGACCATGTAACTGCCATATCAGCCCCCTACCTGTCCGGCTGCTGTGTCGCTCTGGCTCTTCGCGCCGATGCCTGCGGTGAACGCCTGATAATGAGCATTCGCGCGAGCCGCGTTGGCAGCGAACTCCGAGTCCTTCGAGAAGGCTCGGTAGAGAATCCAGTCGATGAGCGCACTGAGGTAAATGTCGTCCAGCTTAATCGTCTCGGTGCTGCCACCGGTCGGGTTCAACTGGGATTCGGTGAGTGCGTGCGCCCCCGGGGCGTCGGTGTAAACCACCTCGACCTGTGCAGCCGTAGTGGCTGGGGGGTACACGAAAAATTCTTTGGGTTGGCGTGGGTCAAACGTGAAATGCTGAATGTTGACCGTGCCCGTTTCGGCGTGCCAGCTTGGACGTTGATCGTCCAGAACACTTCTGTCGACCAGCCGAATGACCTTCTTGTTGGAGGTCGCAGCGAGGTTCCGCACCACGTCGAGCAGACGGATCGCGGAAGAAAAACCAGTGGTGAGTACCTGTCGAGTACCCGCAGCGCAGGTGAAAGTGCCTGTCTTTGCAGTCGCGTCAGGGCGCAGCAGAACAATCTGCAAGTAGGCTTCATTCAGCCAGTTTTGCAGCTCCACGCGCGGCCAGCGGACGTTGCTGTCTTGCAGGACGTCTTCGACACGCTTAACGATGTCGGTAACTTTGATCGTTGACACAGGCAACTCCGTACATGGTTAAAAGGAGGGGGTTTTACCCCCCTCCTTCCAGCTCAATTAGCTCGGGTCACCGACCAGAGCAGTTACAAGAGCTTCTGACTTAACGACCTTACGACCGTATACAGCCAGACCACGAACGATGTCGCCGAAGTCATTCTGGTTGCGCAGCGGCTCAGTCTTAGAGATCTGAGAAGCGAACGCACATGCAGCCTTGGTACCAGCAACCATCATGCGACGCGGCTTAGCACCGGTAGCAGTAGCGCCAGAAGCAACGGCTGACAGACCCGGAACCAATGCCTTAGCAGTGGTGCCCTTCGGCAGCAAGTTAGACACGTAGACTTCGAAGCGATCCAACATACCGATCTTGCCGGTACGGATGGTGCTTGCAGAGTCGCCAGTGAAGTACGCCTGAGCGATGTCAGTCTGCATCAGAACCTGACGGTCGTACGGGCTGATAATCAACCAACGGCCATCTTCCGGTACGTTCTGCTCGTCCAGAGCAGCAGACATACGCAGAATGGTCTTCAGGACGTTTGCCGGGGTAGCTTGGTCGATCGGCAGTGCGTCGGTACCGAGGTTGTACTCAGTAGACAGCGCACCGGCGGTAGCACCCTTGTTTGCAGCGTTAGCGCCTTCGGTAACGAACCACTGGAAGAAGGTTTCGTTCTCGATTGCGATCTTCAACTGCTTGGCAGCGTCATCGGTGAACATGTTCATGAGATCCATGTCAGCCTGATGCGCCAGAACGTCGTTCACCTGCACGCTGAAGTATTTGCCCTTGTTGATCTGCATGTCAGTGTAGACCGGAGCAGGTACTTCAGAGGTCAGAGTGGTGCCAGCACCAGCGTAATCGTTGATGGTGATGGACGGTGCAGTGCGGATACGGATGGTATCGCCCTGATTCTTGATTTCGCCTTCCCAGTCGGTATTCGAAATTTCAGCCAGCATGGTGTTGGCATAGAACTTCGCATTCAGCTTGTTTGACCAAAGCTGAGGAATGAAACCGCCAGAGTAAGACGGGGTGGTGTCAAAAGCACCGGAGCTAACTACAGGAAATACAGCAGCCATTTTGGTTCTCCAAAAAAGTTAAGTTGGTGTCAACGGCTGCTTACATGTTAACTGGTCAAGAGCGAACTCGACCTTCGATGTAGGCAGCAGTTACTTCAGCTTCAAGTTTAGCGGCGTCATCGTACTGGCCCCTACTGTTCATCACGCGAATCTTGTTCCACGCATTGTTGATCTCCCTATCGGAATAGATCTTTGCGTCGCGACCCACGCTCTGCGTCTTGGTAGAGCTAGAACGATTCGGCGCAACCTGCTTCTCAAGTTCTGCTTGGCGAGACGCTCTCACTGGTTCTTGTGCTGGGGCTAATTCTTGCTTCCACAGTTTCACGTAATGTGCGACTGCCTCGGCATCCCCTGCGTTGAACGCAGCTTGGGCTTGATCTCGACGCGGGCCACGGAGCATGGGGTCATACTCATTCAGCCACGCGACCCAACGTTCATCGGCGTCGATCTGGTCAAAGTCCGGCACTAGCTGACGCAAGCGCTGACCAAAACTCATCTCTCCCACCTGCTCACCGGTTTGCGCCAGTTTCTTCTGGAGCGCCTCGATGATCTGTTCCTGCCGCTCGATCTTGGCTTCAAATTCAGCAGCCACTTCACGTGCGACACGACGTTGAACGTCGATCAATTCCTCGCCAAACTCTTCTCGGTCGGCATCGGTTACATAACTGACTTTCTCCGCCGGAGCCTGTTCTTTCACCTTCTTCGCAGCGTCCAGCTCCTCACGGAACATGTCCAACTGCTCGGTTAGCTGCCGAACCTGCTGGTGTAGACGGGGGACTTCCGCGTCGTACTTGCCCTTCAGGGTGCTGTACTTCTGCTTAAAATCGTCCTCGACTTCCTTTGGTTTCTGGTCAGTCGGCCTTGCTTCTTCAGGCGCCGCAGCTTCCTCGACCTCGCCCCCTGATTCTTCCGCTACTGTTTCCTCTGGGCCTTCCGCTTCGGGCTCGACCAATTTTGGTTTCGCCTTCACGTCCTTTTGGGCAGTCAACGATTTCTCAAGTTCTTCGATCTCAGCAATCTGAGCTTGTACCTGTTTTGGCAACGCCATTCTTTTCTCCTTAAAGCACCAACTCTGTTTACAGCGCCGTACGTATGCTGTTCCCGTTATGGTGTGCTTCAGTCATGCCCCGTTAGGAGCGGTTTACCACCCTCGACGATTCCTCAACCGCCTTGAGTAGATCTTCATACGCTTCGGCTCGCCCTTGCAGACGGTGAATCAACCCCATGTCGTCTGCGTAGACCAGCTTCTGCTTCGCCTCAGCAAGCTGAGACTCTAAAAACTGCAACAGCGCTTCGTTTCCCGGCTCTCTTAACCTGTTAAGGGCTTGGAGTGCCTGTCTTGAAACACTGTTTAAGTTAATCATGCCTTATGTTTATACCACACCTGTCAACGTGTCAACAGGTGTATTCATTAGCGTCCGTTTGGTCTCGGAGACATGTAATTATTCTCCCGACCACCCATCTCAGAGCCATCCGCTTGTAGGTTGGCAGCCTGCTGCGCAGCCATCATCTGCTGCTGCATCATCTGTTGCTGCTGCGCCATCTCCTGCTGCTTCTGAACGTCCTCGCGTGACGGTACCAACCGGTCAACGTTCGCATTGAGGTTGCCCGCCAGATCGCGCATGAGTTCAGCGGTACCCGGCAGCCCAACAATCTGCTGCGCCACAGGGCTTTCCAATACAAGACGTAGAAACTCAGTTTTACGAACAGCTTCCGCTTCCTTAACGACCAGCGACATCGCGCCTCGTGCAACAATCTGAACATCACCGATCAAGTCTGGGTCATCTGAGTATCTAAGGTTGCGCTGGTACTGGCGCTCAAGCATCGGCGTCAGCACATCGTTGTCGATGTTACCGATCACCTGTTTAATGCTCTTACCCGCGTTCGAAATCAGCATGGACAGCCCTGACGAGGTACGCCCTGCGCCCGGAACGTGCTGCCCGGTCATGTAACGCGGAATGCCAGAGACTTCATCGGCAATCGCCATGAACCGGTCGAACACCGCCATCAGCTCGCCTGCGTTTGACTGCGGCTGGAAGAACGTAATCGGCGGAGACGTATCGCCATATTCAGACTGAATAAACTGCCAGACCTTCCACGGGTACATCTGCGTGATGTCTTCCCCGGCTGGTAGACGGCTGACGTTCACACCGACCTGCGGGCCGCTTGAGATCCCCATGTTGTTAGCCAGCGCACGCGCTGCGGCGTTACACATGTTCTGCGCGTCGATGCACAGATCGGCGACACCATTACCGTCCAGACGCCCCGGTACCTTCTCGAACGAAGTCACGTAGTACGGCTTACGACCCAGCGGGTCGTAGTTCAGCACAGCCTTAATGACCGTGTTGTTCACCATCCACACTTCGCACGGGTACGACATCTGCGGGTCGTCGATCTCCGACTCGTCCAGTCCCCAGTCGATCAGCATTTTGCCCGGGAGTGAATCCCACAACTGGATGGCTGCGATCAGGTCACTGCCCGCGTCGTCAAAATCTTTATTAACCGCCGCCTCGATCTCACTGTCGTCCTGCTCCAACCAGTCGAACCCGGTAGAGCCGAAATCTGCAAGGATCGAACGCAGCGCCGCCTCGTCATACCCCTCGACACCGATCATCGCTTCGACGTCTTCGCGGGTCAGGTGGTGCAACTCGATAACGGGCATGGACTGTGGGTCATCGCCCCACGGCGCCCAGTAGAATTTGTATGGGTCAACGCGCTCCCACTCATCGCGGATCGTCTCGGTCGGAACAAGCTGCCCCTGCGCAAAGGCCAACGTCTTACGTTTCCGAGGCGTCGGCCCCTTCAGAACTGCGTATGGGAATGTCGCGATGTCGTTCGTAAACTCGAACAGAGCCTTGATGAACCCGCCCTCGATGAGCTGGTCTTCCATCTTCTTCTCCATTCGAGCGACACGTTTGTCTGCCTCGAACTTCAACTCGCGCATCGCGGTATCTTTCATACCACCGGCAAGCTGCTGCAACGTCGCTGGGTCGATCGCGTCTCCGCCCGCAGCGTAATACTGCTGCAAGTTCATCTGCATGATGCCCTGCAACCGAGCGATGATGTCCTGTGGAACTTCTGGGATCGGCGTAGCCTGTATCGACCACGGTTTATCCGAGCCTGTGCCCAGCAACGTATCGCGCAACCATGCAGTCGCCGTACGACATTTCGTACTAACGATACCCATGAAGATCTCTGACCCACCCTGCTCACGGATCTCCGCAAGTTTCTGGGGGTCGTACTCCATGTTGCGTGCACGTACGCACTCGGTCAGACGCGTTTCGATCGTCTCACGTTTGTGATCGCGCATGATTTCCCAGCGTCGACGAACATGCGCAGCCAATCCCTGCATGAGCGGAGCAGACTGCTTTTCTGTAGACGCGCGTTTTGCCGCAGCCTCTAAATCAGAAGCTCTGGCAACTGGAATAAGAGCGGGGCCAAGAGCCATATTCGTAAACCCGGGTTGTAGGTGATTAAGACACTAGCAACTCGATGTTAACGTGTCAACACGTTACGTCCAGCCACCAGACGACACTCTTCTGACTTCTCTACGGTCGTTCACAGCGATCATACTCCCAAACACCTCGCCCCCATCGGCGTGGAGGCACATGTACTGAAACGCATCCGCCACGTCAGACCATGGGTGCGATTTCTCAGGAGACTCGTCTTTCACGCCTTTACTGTTGATCTTGTACCGGTACTTCCCGGCCAGTGCCTGCACCAGCGGCTTCGCCCCCTCGGGATCCACCACGAGTCCAAACTTCCCGTCGACGATACGGGTCATGAATTTCTCCACAGCCGCGATACGCGCCGCCACCGAGTTCGTCCTCGCCGGTTTTACCGTGAACCCCTCGGCTTTGTATATGTCCGCCACGGTACGCTCGTCGGTCTGCACGCGCTGAAACGCCGCCGGGTCGATGATGATGAGCGACCGCCTCCCCGCGAACTTGTTCGCAAGCAAGGGTTTCAGTTTTTCCCGGACGAACCGCAACGCGCCCATCCCGTCTGACACCAGTGCGTCATACACCACCAGTCGACCGTCATAGGCAAGCTGCCCAACCACCGCCGCAGGCGTGAGCCCCGCGTCAACGCCGATCAATAACGGCGCATCGCTGAACATCGGTGTGATCTCGCTCTTCGACACGTGCGCTGCTTTCTCGAACGATCTAAACACCGGCTGACCACTCAGCGACTTGCCGAATTTCGCGTGGATGTACACGTCGATCCAGTCTTCAGTTTTCCCCTGAGCCAGATTGTCGTAGTAGTCATCCGGTAGGAACCGCGTCCAGTCCGCCTCCGGTGACAGCCCCGAGGGCTGTATCGTCACGTGGACGTTCTCCGGCGGATCGGTGAGGAGCTGTTCCCAAAATGTGTCCTCATCCGGGGGGTTTGTCATGCCCCACAGGTGCGCGTTTGGCCTTCCATCGTCGGTTTTACACCCCACCCCGTTCATCATTTTGTCGGGGTAACGACCGAGACGACCCTGCGCTGCGTTAAAAATGTCGGGGTGAATCTCTCTGAACTCGTCAAAAACGAAGAAACTCGCCTGTAGCGAGAGCAGTCGCCTTACGTCGTTCGCGTCATCAAGGCCACGAAACAGCACTTCGCACTCAATATCCCCCACCGAAATGACGAATTTGTACTCGGTTTTCAGGAAATGGCCCATGACGCCATCGGGTATCCACTTCATGAAGTCCGGTATCGACGTATCTCGGAGCTGCTCACGCGTGTTACGTACCCAAATGGCACGGGAGCGGCGAACGCCATCCTTGCACGGGGCCATCTGCGCCGCATGGTGCAGAATTTTCATGATGCCCGCAGTCGTTTTGGTCGACCCCACCGGGCCAACAGCCAGCGAAATGAACTTGTCGGAGTAGAAAAAGTCGTCGAGGCTCTCGATGACCTCAAAATTGATCTCGTGAGCCGGTGTTACAGCGGCGGTCATGCTTCCAGTGCCTTCGAAGACCCCTCAATGATGATCCCGTCACTGTGATCCTTCGCTCGGGTGATGTTGATGACGACCTGCGGGCCCGATCCACCACCGTCTGATTTTGAATCCGGCTCAAGCCTGCCCATCTTGTTCAACATCTTCTGAAATTCAATTCGTGCTGTTGGGTTGACGTTGGGGTTTTGCATGTGCCGGAACAGGTTGTCCAAGTTCACCGCGCCCATCAGACGTGCCAGCGTCTCCATCTTGGATGGATCGTCTTCAATCATCTGAAGCTGCCCGCGGGACAGAATGGGTTGTTCCACCAGCTCGGGGTTGCGCAGTTTATCTACTTGGCTACTCATGCTTCTAAGTGTTAACGCGTGAACGGGTATGTGTCAAGAACAGGATGGTAGCGGGGCGGGGATACGGAGGTACGGACATAGGGGGTAATAGTTGACTAAATTGTATGGTTATTCAAAAAATGGGGGGTGTGATGTATGGAGTACCTAAGGCGGGGCTGGGCCCCCTCCCCCCCTCGGCCACTACCCCCGTTCCGTTTACGCGCGCACTAAGGTGTAGGGTTGAAAAACCGCTGATCCTCCGGGATGTCATGCTAACCCTACCGGCAGAATCCCTCCCGCTTGTTTGTCGATCGTCCGCGCATGGGTGCGTTCGTGAAGCGATAGGCTGGGCCGAAAGGATAAACTCTGGGCACGCATTGCGGAGGCAGAGGATTAGGGTGGGGTCGTTAGGAAATCGGACGGGTGTACGTATTCGCGTACATGGCAGCGAGGGCACACGGGTGTCAGGAATCGCGACCTCACCGGCGAAAGCTATCGTGATATTAGCGATAGATGATACGCGCGGCGGCGATCTGAAAACCGAAGGGTTTTCAAGTGTACATGCTGACACGTGTACACCTCAAAGCCTTATCCCTAAGACAAAGGAGCCTATCATGCTAAACAAGCAAGAAATTACCCAAAAGATCGCAGGCATCAAACGCTCTGCAACCTCACTGCGCGACAACGTGCAAACCGTATTGTGCAACATCGCAGGACACGCCTTCGAACACGGCGACGTAACGCTGTACCAGAAGCTGTACGACGCCACCTCGGGCTTAAATCGCAAGAAGATGGTGAAGTGGGTACACGACTACGGGTTCGCACAACTCCAGAAGGACGGATCGTTCCGTCTCAACAAGACTGCCCGCAAGGACGCTGACTTCCCGAATGGTGAAGCGGTTGTGGCGTACCTATCGAGCGAAGAAGTTCCAGCGTGGTATGCCGACGAAGAGAACGCAGCAGAGATCTTGCGTGCGCTCGACATCGCTCAACGGATCAAGTCGCTGACTGCGCAGATCGAGAAGGCACGTAGTGAAGGTCGCGTCGTGAAGTATGACTTCAAGGCAGCGTCGGAAGCGATGGATGACCTGAAGCGTGTAATGGCGGCGTAACCGTGGGGGGTCAGATCTAAGCTGCGTACGCAGCTTAGATCCCTTCTGCTCACCTGTCAACACCTTCGAGCAACTTTTTTTCGATGAAACGCCACCTCGGCGGGCTTGCCCGCCCTATTAAGACAATCCACAAGACAAATGCACCAGCAGTCGCGTGGATTGTCTTAATAGAAAAACCTAGGCGTACCAAGGCTTTCCAGCCAGTAATAAGACAATAAGACAATAAGACAGTTATAAATAATATATAGCTGGATCCTCACACCTGTGTGGAGGGGTTGTGCGGCGCGTGGATCAACGCGCTTCACCCGCAATCTCTCCCAGCAACTGTCTTATTGTCTTATTCGCCGCTAACTTATTGATCTTAAAACATTAAGACAAAATTGGATTGTCTTAATACAACGTCTTTTTCGACCAACTGTCTTTTTAGGAGGCCCGCATGCTCCACATGCTCGCTCGCGCCGTTGGCGTGTTCACTGTCTCGCTCATCCTTGGCGTGTTCATGTTCTTCATCCTGCTCAACTGGGTGAGTGGGTGTGGCGAACGCTTTCCCACTGCGAGTGGCGGCTACGTCGAGGGCGAATGTATAACCCCCCTGAATCTGTTTACGCGTGAACATACGCAAGACTGACAACCTGCAACCCACCCAACATCCACCCATCGGTGGCATAGGAGCCCGACATGAAGCACGTACCCAATCGAGGCATGCGCCAACTGGTAACCAACCGGGAAGCGTTTAAGAACCACAACAAGACCGTGTACGCCGAAGACCGTGGAAGCATCTACGTGGTGTATTCGTACGGATCGCACTTCCCCATGTACGTCTACGACAACGAGCGTCGCGAGTGGTATGGCAACGAGGACAAGTACAGTTCGACCACATCACGCCACCAAAGCCACGCACGCCCCGATGCAACGGTGGCAGCTTATGTACCGACGAGCGTACTGCGCGACATCGTGGACTATGGCGGGTATGCCGAGTTCTGCGCCCATCGCTGTAGAGGGTGGGATCGGATCGACTAACCCACTAAGGAGTTACCTGCATGAATATCTTCGTACTCGACGACAACCCGTGGATCGCAGCGCAGTACCAGTGCGACAAGCACGTGGTGAAGATGGTGTTGGAGACCGGGCAGATACTGTCTGCGGTGCATCATCGCTACGGCACGGACACGACGGACATGTACAAACCCACGCATGCCAGACACCCGTGCGTGCTATGGGCGGGCGACTCGGTGGAGAACTACGACTGGACGTACCAGCACTTTCTTGCGCTGGGCGAGGAGTATTTCTATCGGTACGGGCGTACGCACAAGACCATCGAGAAACTCGCGTTCGTGGTGGACGAGCCGCCACGACTCATCAGCGCCATCGCACAGACGCCGTATGCGTTAGCCATGCCAGATGAGTACAAACACGACAACGCCGTGGATGCCTACCGCGCGTACTACACCGGTGCGAAGGCTGACCTGCTGCGCTACACCCGTCGCGAGCCACCACAGTGGCTGCACTGACACAACGAACACCACAGGAGGACATCATGCCTTGTTACACAAACCCATCGGACGAGAAACCCGTGAACAAACACCTGACCGTTAGGATCGCGAACAACTACGGCGGGAGGGTGGTGTATCCCGTGTGCGAGACGAGCCAGTTACTTGCCCAGCTTGCGGGTACGAGGACGCTGACTGCGCAGGCGATCGAGATCATCCAAGCGTTAGGGTTCACCCTGTCCGTACAGCCGGAAACATTACCTTGACACCTCACCTGTTTACAGGTAAACATACACGCACTCACTTGTGCACATGCAAACACTTATCCCCCTAAGACAAAGGAGAAAGCCATGCCATCCATCAACCAAGTGATCCAGATGTCCACAGCGATACTGGAGAAATCGCCCAACGCCGTGCCATTCCTAAAAGGTAAGCCGGGTATGGGTAAATCCGACGCCTGCCTCCAGATCGGCGACGCGTTGGGCATCCCGAAAGATCGTCAGCTTGTTGTCCACGTGAACAACCACGACGTCGTGGACTTCACCGGGGTGCCGTCGGTAACCGACGGACAGACTACGTTCAACCCCACCGAGATGTTCTACCGGTTCCGCAAGGGCACAGGTGCTGGACTGATCGTTCTTGAGGAGTTGCCACAGTCATCGGTGCACCACCAGACATGGGCGGCGGGGTTCATGCTGGAGCGTAAGACACCGACGTTCGAGTTAGACCCCGAGGTGCGTATCGTCGTAACTGGTAACCGTGTGGAGGACAAAGCTGGGGCGAAGGCACTGCTGACCCACCTGAGCAACCGTATGTACGAGTTCGAGATGGAGACATCGCTCGACGACTGGTGCGAGTGGGCCATGGACAACGACGTAGACCTGATGGGTATTGCGTTCTTGCGACTGCGCCCTGCCCTGCTGAACGACTTCAACGCAGACCGTAGCGTGAACCCCACGCAGCGCGCATGGACGCAGTTGTTCAAAGAGGTGCCGACCGACCTGCCGAAGGATCTGTACCTGTACGCCTGCGAAGGGAAAGTTGGTGAGGGTGCGGCGGCTGAGTGGGTAGCTGCGCGGGATCTCATGAACAAGATGCCCAGCGTCGACGCCATACGTCTAAGCCCTGACCGAGCCGAGATCCCCGCTGAACCTGCGGTGCGCTACGCCGTGGCGACTGCGCTCTCGATGACAACCCAGCCAGATGCGTTCACCCGAGACATGCAGTACGTATCCCGCATGCCGAAGGAGTTCCAGATGGTGTACGTAACCGACGCCCTGCGTCTTCACCCGGACTTGCAAGAGACTAAGGACTTCATCACTTGGGCCGTTGCGAACAAAGACATCTTCATGGGAGGTAACTGATGAGTACCGTAGCTGACAGACTTCGTGCAGTTCTTGCACAGATCGACGAGCAGGTTGTAGCAAACGCAGAACCTGTTCACACATCAACACCGTCGCCGACTGTTACACCACGAAACACAGGTGTTGTCGTCGACATGGGACACGCTCCCACCGCACCGACGACGGACATGCCTGCCGTGGGTCATCACATCATGGAGCTAGGCGACGTCGTTGCAGCTCCAGCACCAGCTCAAACGCGGGCGACGATCAGCGTCAAGGGACTGGACGAGAAGGCAGTGCTGGTCAGTGTGAAGCGTCGCATGTACTCGCCGTACAAACTCGACAAGGAGGAGAGCAACGCCTACGGCGCAGGGAACGTGAACAAGCACCTGTTCGAGGGACGGCAGAACCGCGTAAAGGAAGCGATCAGTAAGTACACCGAGGTGTACACGTTCGTGAAGGACAACACGGTGCCGTGGAGTACCGGTGTGGATATGCTGAACATCAACCACTACTTCGAGTTCACGCAGGGACTGCGTACGCGGATCGAGGCAGCGGAACAAGCGGTTGAGGACTTGTGTGCTAACTGGGACTACGAGGTACACGCTGACCTGAACCGTCTACAGCAGATCGCGCTGACTAAGGGTAAGCCGAGCATCGCCAACCCGGGCGACTATCCATCGGTGGATGAGTTGCGCTCACGCTTCGGGATCGAGGTGCGGTACATGCCCGTGCCAACGACCGGGGACTTCCGTGTAGGGATCAGCGACGAGGACAAAGCGTCGTTGCAGCGTCAGTTGCAGGATGCCGAGAGTAACGCCGCCAAGCACGTGATCGAGAGCATGCTTGACCCGATGCGTCGCGCTGCTGAGAAGCTGTCCGTACCGATCGGCGACGACGGTGCGATCTTCCGTGATTCACTCATCGACAACATGGTCGACGTGGCAGAGCGGATGAACAAAGTGAACATCAGCGACGACCCGACCGTGCAGGAGCGTATCAACGACCTGCGTTCCCTAGTGGGCGCCTACGCCCGTAACAAAGACGTACTGCGTAACAGTCAGACCGTTCGCTCGAAGGCTGCGACGCAGATCAGTGATCTTGTATCAAAGATGACTGGACTGGTTTAACTCACGACAAAGGAGAACACCATGGCTTCTGTAATGCCTAAGCAGACGCAGGACGATATGTCCGAGGTCGAGCGCAAGGTGGGTAAGGCTAAGTCGCTACTCATTCTTGACCATCCGTTCTTCGGTACGGCGGTGTCGAGGCGCCCGATCAATTACACCGACGACGTGCCTACTGCCGCCGTCTCTGCGCAGGGCCAGATTTATATCAACCCTGCATTTGTTAACCCGTTAACTGTTAAACAGATCATGTTCCTGCTGGCACACGAGGCCATGCACTACATGCTCGCTCACGCGCTGCGCCGTAAGCACCGAGACCACAGAGCGTGGAACGTCGCATGCGACAAGGTCATCAACGACACGCTCATCGACGCCAAGGTGGGTGAGTTCATCGACGGTGGTGTAACCCTGCACGACGCTCGTAACTACGCAGCCGAGGAGTTGTACGACGAGAACGACAACGACAGCGGCGGCGGGATCGGTAGCGACATCGGCGACCCGAGCGATGACGACGGTAACCCACTGGACGAAGCACAGATCCACCAGCTAGAGGCACAGGCGAAGATCGAGGCGATCCAGTCTGCCAAGGCTGCGAAGGCGACGGGGAAATTACCGGCTGCTGTTGAGCGCATCATCGAGGAGATGCTCGTGGTCAAGACACCATGGCACCAAATCCTTGAGCGGTTCATGCAGGGCAAGGTCAAGGACGGCTACTCATGGCAGCGCCCTAACCGTCGGTTCATGGCTGCGGGTATGTACCTGCCGGGTGTGGACTACACACCGAAGATGGGTGAGATCGTGATCGGCGTCGACACGTCTGGGTCTATCGGCCAGAAAGAGTTGGATGAGTTCAACGCTCACATCAACCGCATCCTTGAGACCTGCCTGCCTGAGAAGGTAACGGTTCTGTACTGCGACTCGCAGATCAATGCGTCGACCGAGTACACCCCCGACGACTTCCCGATTCGCCTAACTCCACATGGCGGTGGCGGTACGTCGTTCAAGCCTGTGTTCGATTGGGTGCGCGACTACGACGGCGACGTCGAGGTGGTTGTGTATCTCACCGATGGATATGGCGATCAGACGTCTATCAAAACACCTGCGGTTGACACCGTATGGCTAACCACTGGGCTCAAAGAGTTCCCGTTCGGGACTGTCGTTGAGTTCGAAACCGAGTAACAAAGGAGACCATCATGGCTTATGTACGTAAAACCCAAACCCTTATCACCGAAGTTCAAGAACGCGTAAAGACCATGCGCGAGAACGAGTTGCGCACCGTGGCTGACGACAAGATCGAAATCGGCACGCCAGTACACGCGTCGTTTCGTAGGGCCTGCGAGGATGCACTATGGGAGGAAGCCCCGCACCTCAAGGCGCAGATGCCAGACAAGTGGTGCACGATCAGTACGCACGCGCACTTCAGCATGCCCGAAGGCTTGGGTGCTTCTGGACGTAGGACTCTCGTGATGCCGGACACCGACCCAATCAAGTACCCCCCGAGTACAGGGTCGTATTACCCCATCCAGTTAAAGCCTGAACACGTTGACGACGCGATCCGTTCGTGGGCGGCTGAGGCTGAAGCGCGTGCGACTCAGCGACGACTCATCAGCGAGAAGTACAGCAGCCTGTCTGAGCAGTTGACTGCGTTTCTCGACAAGTTCCCTTCACTCAACGCAGCCTTGAAAGAGATGCCTGAGTTGGAGTTCTACATCCCGACGCACTACTTGGAGAAGGTCGCCGAGCCGACTGAGCCACGTGAGCGTGTAACGAAAGCGAAGGTGCAGGAAGAGATGAACATCGACGTCGATGCACTCGCGTCTATGGCAATCGCCCACCGTATTACGGCGGCGAGGTAACGATCCCCATGGGGGCCATGCCCTCCTTTGTCGCGGCTACCCGGCGGGTCGTTACCCAATGTTCGCTCGGTTATGGCATGGCCTACTCATGGTAGATGGCAAGCGAACAGTCGCCGGGACTTATTCAACATGGAGACACAGTAATGGAAACGGCACCGGTTAATCGTGGTGGTCGCCCAGTCGAGGAGATTCTGACTGCGCGCGAAAAGACTGTCATCGCGATGCGCTACGGCATCGGTGGTGGTGAGCCCATGACCCTTGAACAGGTTGGGCAGGTATTCGGTGTAACGCGTGAGCGTGTACGCCAGATCGAGGCGAAGGCGCTGCGCAAGCTGCGCAACAACCCAAACATTCAAACCCTACGCGTTTACTTGGAGGACTGACATGACCCGAGAGGAAATGATCGACCGCCGCAAGCGACTGCGCGACGAGCGAGACCTCACCAAAGACGACTGTCGCCGTGGCGAGATCGTGGAGGAGATCAACGCCCTCACTCGCGCGATCGACACCTTGGCTGAATTGGAGATTGAGCAATGAACAACTTCCCGAGCAGAGAAGACTACGACCCCTACTTTTATGACCCCGAAGGCGAGATCGAAGCACGTAACCGCCGGATGGATCGTTATGACCACGGCGATTGGGAGAAAGAGACTGACGATGAAGACTGACAGCATGTACGACAAGTTCATGTGGTACCTCATGGCCTCATCAGGGCTGGGCATGTGGGTACTGATTGCATACGCCCTGTACGAAACCAGTGGAACAGGAGTAATCCATGGCTAAGAAAAGTAGGCACGACATCAACGTCGCAGAAGCAGCACGCAAGAACGGTTTACCGCCACACGTAGTGCATAACAGGTTAAACAGAGGCTGGTCGTTGGACGATGCACTCGGCAAGCCAGTGCGCTTGAAGAAGTCCCCCAAGAAGAAAGCCGCCGTTAAGAAGAAAGC